GACGATCGCGGGCTGGTAGATGACGACGTCGGCGGTCATGTGGCCTCCAGGCGCTTCAGGTTGACGACCGACGGCGTGGGCGCCGCGAGGGTTACGCCCTTCGTGTCGGGGTTGCCGTCGACGCGCCAGACGGCGCCGCGGTACTCGACCCGGTCGTCGCCGGTCACGTCGACAGGGCCCTCGACGAACAGGCGGGCGCCGTCCTCGCGGACCGTGACGATGCCGTCGCGGTCATGGGACGGGCCGACCTGGAAGTCGACGGCGCGGGGGATGCGGTCGCGCTGTGGGTTCGCCCAGTCGCGGACCGTGTCGCCGCTACTGTCGGTGCGGACGCCCGGGCGCAGGCGGTAGACGCGGATGCGCTGGGAGGTCAGCATCACAGCCCCCAGACGTCGCCGAGGGTCAGCATCCCGACGGGCCGCTGGCCGTCGATCGTCAGGAAGATCGGCTGGTCGATGGCGGGGGAGCCGTCGCTGTACGCCGACGGCGTGCGGACGGAGCCGACGAAGCCGCGGGCTGTGCGGCGGCCGGTCGCGGCGCGGACGATCTGCGCTATCTCGCGCTCGGTCAGGTAGACGCCGGACGACTCGGCCATGCCGACCGAGTGCTCGCCCATCGACTCCTGCGTGAGTCCGCGGGGGTTCTCGTACTCGCGGCGTGCGGCCTTCACGATGACGAGGACGACGGCATCCGGCGCGTCGTCGCGCCATGCGGTCGCCTTGGACGACGCCACCTCGGCGAGGGCGAGGGTTGTGGCGTCTTCGAGTGCTTGGGTGGCGCGCGCAACGTCGATGGGGTCGAGGTCTTCGACGTCGACGCCGAGGCGCGTGGTGAGTGCCGTCAGGGGCGGCGGGAGCGTGTTGGGCATCGAGGCCTCCTGGACGGGGTGAGGGCGCCCCTCCGGTTGGGAGGGACGCCCCCAGCGGGTTACGCGGTGGCGGTGACGTCCTCGATGTGGATCACTCCGCCGTTCTCGACCTCCTGGTAGGAGACGGTCCGGGCCGTGCGGTCCTTGATCTGCTTGAACGTCGGCAGGATGCCCACGCCCGCGAAGGTCGCGAGGATCGACCGGTCGACGGTGTGCGTCGCGTCGTAGTCGCGCAGGTAGCGGATGTTCACGCCGCTGTCGGCCACCGAGGCGCCGAACGAAGCACCGGCCGGGATCGCCGGGGCGCGCGTGATGAGCGTCACGGCGTCGCGGTGGAGCGCCAGGACCTCGTAGTCGCCGAGGCGGTTGTGCTCGACGGCGGTGAAGCCGCGGACACGACCGATCTGCGCCTCGCGGAGGGCCGCGGTGCTGCCCGACTGCGAGGCGTCGGTGATGAGGTTCGCCTCCAGGAGGTCGGCGTAGACGCCGGTCCCGACGACGAGCTGGAGGCCGTCCTGCGACGCGCCGTTGTCGCGCAGGTACTTGCGGAGCGCGGTCAGGAAGGTGACCGGCTTGGCCGAGGAGTACTTCGCGGTGAAGTCGGCGGGCTTGTCGAGGCCGAGCAGCGTGTCCTCGAGCTGGTACTCGATGTCGTCGCTGATCGCCTTCGCCTGCGGGCGGAGAACCTGCTTGCCGAAGTCGGTCAGGTTCAGGTTCAGGTCAGCCTCGGACAGCGGGACGGCCGAGTAGACCATGTCCTTGCTGAGGTTGAACGTGGTGCCCGACTCGACGATCGCGTCGAGCTGGATCGCGCTCGTGACGTCGTCGATGTTGCGCCGACGCGCGAAGAGCGTCGTCGGGTACTTCACCTTGATGGGCATGTTCGCCGTACCGGGCGCCATGAACTGGTCCTGGTAGTTGTGGCTGACGAGGCCCGAGAGGACTCCGTCATCCTGGACGAGGTTGGCCGACACGACGGCGACCTGTGCGGCGTCGTAGTCGAAGGTGTGGCCCGTGGTCGTTGCCATGTTGGGCTCCTTTCAGTGGTGGTTGTCGTTAGCCCTGACGGATCTCGGCGGCGATGGCCGCGGGATCGAAGGGCTCCGGGTCGGTGCCGCCGCTACCCGGCCGGAGGTCCGGCTTCGGGCGCCCGTTGGCGCTGGTGTCATCCGCCGCGTCGTCGGCGCCGTCGTTGCCCTTGTCGCCCATGGCGTCCTTCAGGGCGGCGATCTGCGCCGCGATGCCTTCGGCGTCGTCGGCCGTGATGAAGCCGTGGAGCTTCTCGTCGAGGCCCGACTTGGCGAGGACGGCGTCGCGCTGTGCGGCCTTCGTCGCCGCCTCGGCGCGCTCGGCGCGGGCGATCGCCTTGTCGAGCTCGCTCTTGTCGGCGTCAGTGCGGGCCTGCTCGGCGTCCTCGAACTCCTTCAGACGCGCCTTGAGCGTCTTTTCGGTGTCACGGGCCGCCAGAAGCGAGTTCCATGCGCGCTGAGCGTCGAAGTCGTCACCCCAGGGCGGGGCGGCGGGCTTGTCGGCGGGCTTCTCGTCCGGCTTGTCGGCGAAATCGGTCATGCGTTGCGTCTCCTTGGACGTTGCGGCGTCACGGGCCTTGCCGGACGCATGCGAAAGGCCCCAGGCGGGATGCCTAGGGCCTTGGGTCGTGCTGGGGTCAGTGCTGGATCGTGATGGTGCCGGTCGCCTCGTCGCGCGTGATGACGGGGGACGGGTAGACGGGCGTCGGGTCCGCGGGTGCCACGTCCTCGACGGGCACGGTCACGGGCTTCTCGGTCACGGCGGGCTTCTCTGCCTTCTCGGTCATGGGGGCTCCTAGTGGGATCACGCGGCCAGGGCGTGCGGGCCGCGGAGGTCAGCGATGGCGGCGCCGAAGTCTCGGCCGCCGTTGTATTGGGCGTTCCAGAGCTCGCGGAAGAGTCGCGCCTGCGGCGACCATCCGCGCGTGGGGTCGTTCTTCGGGATCGGACGGACCGAACAGCCGCAGCGATCGTGCGCGCGGAAGCGGGCCGTGATGTCGGAGTTGTACGCCGGACCGCGGGACACGAGCATCGCGCAGAACGCGCACGGGGCGCCGTCGCTGACGCGCGACCACCCGATGAGGTCCTTGTTGTAGACCGACGCCCGGATCAGCGACCGGCGCGAGGCGTTCAGCATGTGCCGCTTCGACGCACCCAGCATGTTGCCGCTGGCGATCGACAGGGCCGCCGACGGGTCGCCCCCGTCGCGCACAGCGACGATCGCACGCCCCAGGGCCTTGCCCGTGGAGCCGTACAGCGACCGCGTCAGGACGTCGGGGTCGAGCAGTTCGCTACCTACCCACTCCAGCGGCCCGACGCCGGACACGGCGCCGACAGCGTCGAGGTAGGCGGCGGCTGTGCGCTCGGACAGCGTGCGGCCCGCGCCGATGTACGGGCGGGCGCGCTCGACGAAGACGCGGAACGACCCGACGATGTCCGACGGGTCGAGCGTCTCCTCCCAGATGGATGTCAGCGCCGCCTGGACCGTCGCGGCCTGTGCGACCTGGGCGGCCATGTGGGCGTTAGCGAGGATCTCGTAGTCGGCGGCCATGCGCTACGCCCCCACGGGCGCCGTGGGCGCGACGGGAACGGGGGCGGGTGGCGTTGCCTGGGTCGTCGGTAGCGGGGCCGTCTGACGGGCAATTTCGGCCGTCAGGGCGGCGAGGCCGTCGGCCTTGACCGCGGCCTTCCAGCGCTGGACCTTCTGATCGGTCATCCCGGGGACGTCCTCCCACAGCGCCTCCTGCGGCACGCCGAGCATCTGCGACAGCTTGCCGAGGGCGTCGACCGCGGCGGCCATCTGCTGACCGCTCGTGTCCTTCCACCGGACCTCGGCATCCGAAGCCGGCTCGGGGACACCGGCCGCACGCGACGCGAGGCTGAAGACCTGCTCCCACGACTCGCCGAAGAGGAGCTTGTACTCGTCGAGCTTCCGGTTCTGGCCCGTCTTCAGGGACAGGAGGGCGTCGGCGCCGACGTTCACGAGGTCGCCGGTCAGGACCGACGGGCTGATCTGTGCGGCGGCGGCGAGCGATGCCACGGCCGACTTGTACTCGGCCTGGAGGCCCGAGATGTCGGTCTGCGCGAAGTCGCCGAAGCGGGCCTGGTCGCTATCGGTGACCCACAGGCGGTCGATTGCCGCCTGGAACGGCTCGACCGGGTTACCGTCGTCGTCCTCGGGGACGGCGAGGCCGGTGGCCCAGCGCTGACGGAAGACCGCGTACTGGTTCGCCATGGCGATCGAGAAGGCCACGTCGTTGATCCGGTCCTGGTGGACCTTGAACGGCCGAACGAGGCCGGTCGCCTCGCCGTCGACGCGGTCGCGGAAACGGACCATGGGCGTGACGCCGAGGCCGTGGAACTCCGTGCGCTCCCAGCGCATGTCGCCGCCCGCGATGGGCCGCGAGTACGTGATGACGCGCGTGTCGTCGACCAGCTGCACTTCCTGTCGCCGTGTCTGACCCTCGCGGAACGTCGCGCCGCGGATCAGACCGACCTCGGGGAACTCGTCGTCGTCGTCGAGGTACCAGGCGGCCGACCGGAGGGGCGACAGCGGGCGGATCACGGGGCGCTTCTTGTCCTTGCCCGGGAGGACGAGGACGTACGACGCGCCGAAGCCGAACGTGCCGCGGTACACGACCGTCTGCCGGGCGTCGAGGCCGTTGGCCTGCCAGTAGGCCCAGCAGTCGGCGTTGTCGGACGCCTTCGCCGCGCGGAAGCCGTCGAGGGCGAGGCCCTTCGTGAACTCGTCGACCACGAGGGGGAGCCAGTTGACCCGGCTCTTCTCGGCGATCTCCTTGTACTCGGGCTTGTGCTTGCGCGGCATGTACGGCAGGTCGTGATCGCCGGACAGGTAGCGCTTCGGCAGGCCCAGACGGCCGTCCTTGCGGAGGTCCATCGTCAGGATCATGTCGAGCTCGGTGGCGAGGGCCGGGGTGATGTCCATGGGTCCTCCTGTGGGCGTGGGTTAGAAGCCGTACACCTTGCCCGGGCCGCGACGGCGGCGGGCGAAGGCGGGATCGGCGAGGATGCGGGTGCGCGCCATGCGGGCGAGCATGAGGGCGGCGAGGGCGTCGACCTTCTTCTGGGACTCGCGCGACTCCTTGCCGAACGACACGCCCCACCGGTTGATGCGGCGGCGGGCGTTGCCGACGTGACGGGCGAGGATGTCGGCGCCGGACATCCCGCGGGACTGACCCGCGACGATGTCATGCGGGCGCCAGGGGATGTCGTGGTCGACGATCGCGCGGTGAAGCGTCTCGGCGCCTCGGGTCGACTCCATGAGCGACCCGCGCATGTCCCATCCGATCGCGTGACGTGCGGCGGCCTTGACGAGCAGCCGCTCGCCGTACTCGTCGCGCCATGCGTCGATGTCCGTCTCCCAGTACGCGACGTCGGAGAAGAACGCGACCACGTCGAGGTGCGCGAAGGCCCAGTCGACAGCGCCGCGGACGTCCTCCTTCGGGACGACCCAGCCCTGCCCCGCGGGGCCCTCGGGCTTCTCCCATATCGCAAGGAGGAACGGGGCGCCGTCGGAGATGCGGACGGCGACGAGGGCCGTGCTGTCGTCGGTCAGCGAGCCGTCGAAGCCGAGGGCGACGGCGTCGCCGGTCGATCGGCGGCCGTTCCACTCGCCGACAGCAAGCGGGGCGATGTCGTCGTCCTTGTTCGCGAACCACTCGGCGGGCGATGCCCACGAGTCGGCCGCGCTGACGATCTGGTTGAGGTAGAAGCGTCGCGCCTGCTCGGGCGGGAGGTCCGGGTCGTAGAACTCGCGGATGATGCGGTCGAGGTTGACCCAGGTTGAGTCGCCGTAGGCGATCGTCAGCCCGCGCTTGACCGCGTCACGGTCGGCGAGGTCGATGTCCAGCGG